AACTTTATCACGTTCAGTATCTAAACCTCTACGTTCATCAGCTAATGCCTGAGTTTTTTTTGAGTAATCGCTTTGACGACTATATCCATTTTTAAGTTCGTCGAGAGTGACTTGTCTATCTTGACCATCTACTTTGACGGTAACAAGTTCCTCGGTCCCTTCTGCTGGGGAGTTGTCAGTTTCCTCTAGTTCCAAATCATCGGGAGTTGGTTCATCTGATGGCGCTTCTGGTTGTGCTTTCGCGTCCTGTTCACCTTCTGATGTCGGTTGTTCGTTCTCTGCGGTTAGTAAGTTCTCGAACTGACCTAATAAATTTTCTTTTACCTCTGGTTCAGGTTGAACCGTTGGTTCTTCAGTAACCGCAGTTTCCTGAGTAGGATTTTCTGCCATATTTTACCTTTATTTTTTTAATAATTTACCAGTTTCCATTATGGATTTTAACTGGTTTAACACTGATTCATGCATCTTTATCATTAGATAAAGTTTTTCGCGCGCTTCAGCGTCCCGAATAGGACTATTAACTAATTCTTCTACTAATCCTAATCGTAACTTGTCATTAGCTTCCTTAAATATAGGATGCTCTAAAATTTTTTTTGCTTCTTCTGATCGTTTTAATTCTTCTTCTGGGGTCATCTACCTTTTGCCCTATATGAATAGGTTCCTTTTTTGCCTTGTGGTTGCGCGTATGTACTTTCCCTATCTCTAGTTTGTGCTGGTGAAAAATAACCTGTCTTTTTTCTGTATTCATTAACCATTTGGCCTAAGTTAATTTTACCTTTATCTTTTTTCTTTTTTAATTTCTCATATACTTTTTTGTCGTCTTTAGACATATCTGTAAATCTAGCTTTATCTATTTCAGTACCTTTTGTTTCACCATAAGGTTTTATTGCTTCATCACCTCTGTTTTTTTGTGCAAGTGTCCTATCATCAAACATTAATAAACCTGATTTTGACCTACCTGTATTAGCATTGTCTAAGTTAATTTTAACATCGCCACCTGTTTGCATAGCATCAAGTAAACCTCTATTTTGTAATTCTTGTATTAATTTATTTCGTCTAGCTTCTTGTCCTTTACCAAATGCTAAAGTTAAATAAGGACTTAACAATTGACCAGATTTTAAATCATATGTTGACCCTTTACTTGGTAAAACACCTAACATAGAATTTTTTAACCATCCTCTTTGTTGTAAATTTGTCTAAATATTCTTTATTAGTCATATTTGCTACTTCTTCATTAGTAGGCATAAAATTATTATCCGTTGTAAATCTGTCTGTACCTTCTATTTTAATTTTTCTATTTTCCATATCAGTTGTATCATTTGNATTTTGTTGAACACACATTGGGTGTCCTGCATTAGCTGGCATTGAACAAAATGTTTCCATATCAAAACCATCTTCAGGTACTTCTGGATCAGGTGTAACAGGATTTGTATTCCATACATATGGTGTTGCTTTTGCAAAATCCATTGGTACAGCACCTATTGGTTGCCCACTACCGCTTGCAATATTAGAAAATAATGATGATTGTTGAAAAGGAACAAAATTAGTAGCCATTACACAGCACCCATTCTAACTTTTGCTTGTAACTTTTCTCTTTCTAATTGTATATCAGCTTGCATTTCTTGTTTTTTTAAATTTAATTCTGCCATCATTTCTTGTTTTTTTAATTCAAGTTCAGCTTCCATTTTTTCTTTTTTCAATTGTAAATCAGCCATGTTCTTTTCTCTATCTGCTTGTATTTGTTGCTGTGTTGCAATTAATAATGGATTTTCCTGCATAGGATCTTTCTTTTCTTCTGGTGGTTGTGTTTCTGGATTAACAAAAAATTCTTGCGGAGATTTAAACCCTGCATTATGCACCATTCTTTCTAATGTATTATAAATTGTTTGTTCATTTGCCAATTTACTACCTGACATTAAGATCTCTTTTTGAATACCTAAAATTTGTCCTAAAATTTGTAAACGTTGTTCGTGTGTTCCCGTTCCTAACCCCACGTTTATTGTTAAATTAAATTTATTTTTCCACTCTCTTGGGTCTATTGGAACGTATTTATTTCTAATTTTAATTATTCTTTTATGATCTTGATATTGTGTTGTTAATTTTAACAAACAATTCATTAAATCTTTCATACCTGTTTCTGCAAACACTCTAGCAATTGTTTCAATACGTTGTCCTGCTGATTGCATTGCTTCTCTTACACCAGTTGCAGTTGTATGAGATTTTTGTATTGTGTTTGGATCTAAACCTTGTTGTAATCTATTTATACCTGAACGTTGNTCTTTTATTTGATCGACTTTCTCAATCATTGCCAAACCTTCTTGCATAAAGTTTTGGGCGTGTAATGGCACAACAGCGTTTGGTGATTTAACTCTTACAATGTTTCCTGCTCTTGATTGTAATAAATCATCGAGGTTAACCATTCCGTCCTGTGCTAACACCCTAGAATTATTCATTAAAAATGCATTATCTAAACATTGACGTAATAGAACAGATTTAATTTGTTGAATATCCATTACTAAATCAGCAACACTCATTCCAAACAAGCGATGCGGATTAATAATTGGTGTTAACGTAGAAAAAGGAATATAGCTTATTTCTTCTACATCCAAAATTTCATTTGTATCACCTACAGTAATTACTTTTAATAATTCAGCTACACCATCATTATCAACATCGGTGCGAATATAATTTTCCATGTAAAGAATTTCTCTCATAGATGGATCAGCGTTTTCATCCATGTAACTTTCTTCATTAAACATGTTACGGCTTAATGTTTCTTCATTCCATGTAGAATTAGCATAAGAAGGTAGATCTTCTATTTTTTTTCTATCATATCCTTCACCAATTAATTCACTTACCGTCTTTTTTAAACGATGCGCTATATATGGCGCATCCGCCAAATTTTTTGCTCGTTTGGAAACAAGTATTTCTTCGGGAGGAACGTTTTCAATACATATTTTTCCTGCTGATGATTTACGGCGTACATCAACATTAAATTTAATTTCACTGTCGGCCATTTCTCCTTGATCGGTCATGACCATTTTTTCTTCTGAAACTTCTTCGACGTTTTTTACTTCAACATCATCATCGACTAATAATGCTTGATATTCTATCTCTGTAAGGCCTTTATAGGACTCTTTGACAAATTCATCCTCGTATTTATAATAATGCTTTATAAAGCCATTTTTTTGAATTAATGCATCTTTGAACCAAGTATAAAACACTTGCCATCCGTCATTATCCTTAAATATNATATGNTTTATGTATTCNGTGGCTTGTTTTGATACTTCTTCATCTTCCTCAGATACAGGTTCAAATTTAACTATATCGTCCCCTGCTGTGAATATCCTTAACAAACTAGGAAGAACTGACTCAACAGCTTCNAGCACATCTGAAGATATAACCTGAGATCTGCCTTCTACCTCATTACCAAATGGCTCAGAATTGTAATAATCTAATGCTAGACTTCGTTCTTGAAGCAATTTACCGTTCTGATACCCTAAAGCATCAGTAATTTCGCGCGTAATAGTACCTTTTAATTCGTTTTCTTTTTTTTTGTTTAATTTCATTGCTTATTATTTTTATATACTATATGTAACGCTGTTATATGACTAAAACTAAATTTAGACAATTTTTAAAATATCTTGGTATTAGCCAAGGTCAATTGGCTAGGGAGTCAGGTCAAACGAGAACCAGTATAGGTAATTATTTTAACGGCCGTCGTCCGATTAATACGTTAATGGCGTGGGGTCTTAATCTCAAAGTTGAAAATGAGGATCTTAGAAAACAAAATGCTAGACTATCCCAGAAGGTCCGTACTTTAAATCAGAGGACCAAGAACTAGACTCGTTTAAGCCGATTGCCATATACCGCATTGCATCACACGAATTACTTTCGGTTCCGTGGTGCGGTGTTGACGTTATTTCACCTAGTTGATTTGTTTTCCATCTATATTGCTTTAAACAATTAATTAAATAGTCACATTTTTCTTTTTCAAAATAGCAACGTTTTAATACCATTCTTAAAGCATTAATTCCTTCTTCTATTTTTAACTTAGGTACAGCTTGTATAAACCATCCTAAATTAGAAGCTATCTCTTGCCTACTTTTGCCCGTTCCTAATTCTTTAACCACTATGTCATGTCCTGCAAAGTGATTATCATACGTATAAGGCAATTCCTTTAATTTATTAGCGTAAAATTCTATACTTTCTCCTGCGCTTTCTAAATGATCTATTATATGAATTGCTGAACCTTGCTTTTGTACAAATACGATGCTGAAAGCATCGCGAAATCCAATATCTGAAAACGTGGTTACAGGTAATTCGGGTATATGAGGAACTGTAGTAATTCTTTTTTCATCCTCTACTAATTGCATAGATTTAGAATAAATTCCATTTACTACCCCTGCATCAAAATCACATAAAAACTCAGTAGCGTATTCTTCAGGACTCATCATTAACTTTAAGTTTTCCAATTCGTCCTTTGGAATAATTTTAGTATCTTCAACAGTGTATTTTTTAACAAACCAATCTTTTTGGGTTT